ACACGACCTTGGAAAATTGGATTAGATGGTGAGTCTCTGTGTATTAATCTAATCTTTGATCTTGGTTGTAAATATTTATTCTTTACTGGATCAAGGCTTTCATTTGTTGAAATAACATGCAGGGCACCAACATTTGCCACAGGCAATGCATATGCTCCAGTATATGAATCCACACCTCTTTTAAGATTGAGTGATAGCACTCCATCTAATATAGACTGCCATTCGTATTGTGTATCATCATTTAGATCAGCATCTGAAGCAAGGTATGCTTCATTAACTCTATCTGTTCCAATAATAAATACACCATCAATTTTGGTGCGTATCTGTAAGTCTATCTGGTCAAATATCTTCATCGTCTACCGTTAACGCCCTGGTACTTATCTAATGCGGCACTTACTACTCTGCCTAATTCATATGGATCTGTTCCAACTCCTGCGTTAATGGTGACATTAATTCCTCCGCCTCCACCTGCTCCTGCGAAGCTAAATGAAGGGCTTGCTACTCTAGCACTTAAAGCATCCATACTAGAAGCAGCTAACTGTTGTGCACCATCAATACCGTTTGAAAGTCCTTGAACAATATTTTTACCGTATCCTGTAAATAATTTAGAAGGCGAACCAATTCTAAAGAAACTCTTAAATGTATTTACAAGTCCAGTTGCAATTCCTTTTACAGCATCAAGTGGAGCTGATGCCATTTGTCTAATACCATTTACTAGACCCTGGATAATATCCCTACCAAGGCTTGTAAAGTTTCCTATAATGTTTCTAATATAACTTACTACTGAGTTAAATGCATTTACTATGCCGTCTCTAAAGCTTGCAGCACCTTCTGCAATTGCTGATCCAACTCTCTTGAATGTAGCAACTACGGTATCCCAGTTCTTAACCAAAAGAACTACAGCTGCTATAACTAATCCAATTGCAACTATGAGAGGAGTAAATGGATTAAGCAACATGGCTCCATTTAATATTGCTTGAGCTGCTGCTGCTAATATTTGTGCTTCTCTAAGTGCTATAAATACTTTAACCAATGAGGACATTACATAAACAAATGGGGCAACTGCTGCACCTAATGCTATTAATCCTAGAGTAAATGCTAATAGTTTTTCAACTAAATCTTGCTGTGCTGGAGTTAATTTATCATACCAGCCAACCAATTTTTCAATTGCTGGAATTAATGCAGTACCAATTGCATCCTTAACTCTGCCAATTAAGAACTGTAGCTTTTCCCAGCCAGTAATATTATCTAGTGCTTCCTGCTGTTTTTCTTTAACTAATCCTAATACATATTGAAGCCTTTCAGCTGTTGTCTTTAAGCTAGTAAACTTCGCTTCCTGCTCATCTGATAGGTCTATACCTATCTTCTGAACTTCTTGAGCTGTTAGCTTTCCGTCCCTTAATGCTTTACCCCATGCAGAAATTACTTCATCTAAAGGCTTTCCAGTCAGGAGGGCTAATGTAGCAGAAGCTTCTACAACTGTTGGAACAAACTTATCAAACTGTGATGAGAATGCATACTTAAGGTCAACAAAGTATTGAGCTACTGCACCATCGTCTACATAATACTTTTCAGATATGTCATTAACTTTTTTAACTATGCCATCTATATCTTTGCCAAATGCATCTGCTAATGAAGCAAATGACTTTTGATCATCATAGGCACCCTTGATTGCGTCTTTCAGAAAGTTGATACCAATTTGTGCACCAAACGCTGCAGCTAATCCGCTAAAGGCTGAACCTACTCCAGCTACAGATTTATTAAGAGTTGCAAGTTTTGAGTTGGTGGCATCTACACCAGCAACAAGATTCTTGGTGTTGGCTAAAATATCAACCGTAATCTGATTAGACATTTTTTCTCCTCAAGGCTCTGCTTATTGCAGAAAATTCTTCGTTCGTTATCTCCCAGAACTGCTGTGGCGTATATCCTGTTGCTACACAGAAATTAGCCATTAGGTCTAAGAGTTCTTGGCTTTTGGGACCTCTATGTCTCCAGCTAATGACTCCATGTCTTCAATACCCATATTCTCAACTTGCTCCCAAGTTAGATCTGGATTAGATTTCTTGCCCATAACAAAAGCAATTGCCATTGTTAATTTAACTTTAGGACATGTTGCCCATTCATCCATGTTGTAGCCAGATAGTTCCTCAACTACTGCTAGGTCTTTCATCTTTAATTTGCTTACATCCATTTTTGTCTCCTATCTAGACGAGATATATTTTCTCTTTAACGACTCTAAGTTTGCATCAAATTGCTGAATTACAAACCCCATATTTTTGTATGCAGCTCTACGTAAGTATGACTGCGATTCTATATTTCTTGCTGGCCAACCATATTCGATTACACCAGCATATGGAACTCCTCTTCCACCCGCTTTGATCTGAACCTTTTCTTTAGCTCTATTTCCCTTAACGGATCTTGCAAGATTTCCACTTCGCTTTGGGGCGATGGCTACGGCATCCTGTGCAACCTTCTGACTGATGTTAGCGTTAGCTTCTTTCAAATCATCAACTGCACCTTCGTACTGATTAAAACTTCTGATTACTTCACGTAATCCGTTTATCTTAATAGTTGCTGCCATAGTCCATCACCTCAATGCTTAAATTCAGGAAGTAACTCTTGTTGGTTTTCCATCAAGAATTAGGGTAATATCGTAAACGAAATATTCTCCTGCTGCTCCACCAATTGTTGGTAGAGTCTCTGCGTAGCCAGTAGCTGTAAAGTGTGGCTGTGTTGAAGATGCTACTTCATTTCCGTGTGGTGCGTAAGTAACACTAAGTGTCTTACCTGGGTTTGCCCAAAGGTAGCTGTGAAGCGACGATGAAGCAAAATCCTGGAATCCTACGACCTGTGCACGGAAATCTAAGCTGTCTTCATAATTACCAAAACCAAGTTCTCCAACTTCGCTGGTAAAGTTTACGTTTGAAACATTGCCAGAGTATTCTGTTGAATCAACTTCGAATACAATGGTCTTTCCTCTTAAACGTGACATTTAATTTCCTCCTTGCATGTCTATTTGTAAATTTAAATATGTGGTTAAATAACTTGCGTTATTAGCCTCTGTTATGAAGGGCTTATCAACAGTCAATGTAGCACAATCTGTGTGCTCCCAAATGACTGGCAAAAGATCATCAATGTAATCATCAAGAGTTGTAGTCTCTTTATCATTAGCTCCAAATGGAACCATTAGTCTAACCTTCCAATTTGATTGGAATACTACTCCGTATGCATCTTCTGTAGTTCTGATGAAATTAACATCAGGCTCAATCATTGCACATGGTGGTACTGGTCTTTCTGGTAGATAAGTATAAACTTTTGTAACTCCGCCCAATATTAGAGCAGATTTAATTGTGTCTTTCACATCTTGAATCATCCGAACCTCTTCATGTAACGATTTAGGACTGGATACACACCAATGAGTGGATCCCTTGCAATTCTGATAGGGTTACCATCATATGTTGCATATTGTGATATACCCATTGGTGCGTTCCTGCGATGATAAAGTTCGGAACCAACCTCTAGGTAGCAGCGGCGTAATACGCCAGCTGGAATGCTAGTTGATTTAATGTAAGAACTTACTAAGTCCTTAGCAACATCCCAACAATCTTCTACGTATGCGTCATCATTCTCAGATGCACCTACGTATGCCTTTAAGTCTTCCCAATTCATCATCTACTCCTAATTAGTCTAGTGGATTTGCTACACGTACGAAGGCCTTTGGATCCTGAGCTGCGATAGCTAGGTAACCGTATACTGAGAACTTCTGTGTAAGATTTGTGATTGTCTCGTCGTTTAGACGGAATGGTGCTCCTGCAGACTCATATGTTGTGAGTGCTGTTGAGTTAGCAACATAAAGTGTTCCATTTGGAAGTGATGGATCAACTACGATTGGAAGACCTGCAATGTTGCCTGTCAAACCAACTGGATTGATTGAACCAAAACCGTTTGATGGATTTGTGCCAGCTGCGATTGGGCGACCAAGTGCGTCTACCTGCTTAGCAAGCTGCTTGAATACGTCAGATGAGCAAAGGATGTATTCCAATGCCTTTCCTGTTTCGTTGTTAACCTTAGTTGCAGAATCTGCAAGCATCTCAAGGATAGCGTCTGCTGTCCATGCTGATACTGAAGATGTTGACATGTCGCCGTGTGCTGCTACAAGAGCTGCCTTAGCTACGTTATTTGTCTTCTTTGCATATGTTGCAGCCATTGCACGGAATGCAGCGTCTACGTATGCTACAGATGAACGCTCAATAACCTGGCGTGACATTTCTGTCCATCCACCGTATGTCTTGATTGGAGCTGTTGCTGATGTAAGAGTGATCTTACCGAATGCTAAATCATCAGCTTCTGCTTCCTGCTCTTCAATTGCAGTTGTGTCTGTGTTAAGTAGTGGGTATTCCAATGTCATACCGTCTGCTGGCAATGTGCCTGAAGACAATACGTTGTAAGTTGGACGGCCCATGTTAAGAATGCGGATTGCATCTGAAACCCAAGCGTTCTTTAGGATAGAGTCAGCAAGGACTCCACCATCAAATGTGCGGTGCAAAGTAAGAGCAGACTCATCGTTTGAGGCTACACCCTTTACATATTCTCCGAATGAACGGAATGAAAGCTCTGGTGAGCTAACTGGTGCTGCTGATGTAGCAAGAACATCAAGGCGACGCTCAAGTGCTACTGCATGATCACGAACTTCAGCTACTGCTGCTTCTAGATCTGGTGTTGTGTTTTCCATTTTTATTTCCTCCTTGACTTCTTCTCTTACCTCAGTTACTGAGGCTGCTGAGTACGCTGGGAAAGCAACCAAAGAAACTTCTTTAAGGTCAACCTTCTTGCGAATAATAGTCTTATTGTTTTTTTCGTCTATAACTGGAATGAAACCTACAGAGAAGCTACGAATAGCTCCATCCTTGACGAGTTCTAATGTTTCATTTCCTAAAGCTGTATCTGAGACCTTTGCTGTGATGTGTAAACCATCTTCTTCGTCTCTTAGCTCTGTGACCTTTCCGATGATTTCTTTATGATCACGGAAAAGTTTAACATCAGAGGTTAGATCAACTGCTCCTGCACGGAACTGCTCTGACCATCCCCCACCAATGTCAATTGTGTCATTGTAAGGAACTGCGACACCAGAAACTTCACGCTTCTCCATGTCTGTAGTTCTTATTTCAAATGAACGATTTTCCATTATTTTGTCTCCTTCTTCTTACTACGAGTTGGATTAGGATCTGCTGGAGTATCTACATTTGGATCTTGAACAGGCTGAGCTAATGCTTGTGCAACCTGATCTCCTCCTGCAATAGCCTGCATTCCTTCAAGTTCACGAACCTCATTTGGTGTCATAAACTTCTTATCCAAGGCAATAGCATAGGATTGGAATCTGATTAATTGATTTGGGCGAAGGAACTGAGTTAAATTAAACTTAGCGTATTGGCCTCTTGGCAATAAATCAGAAAGTGCTTGTTCTATACGCACAATGAACTGCTGTAGTCCATCTTCGTATAGCTTATTTCTATCTTCGTTACCATTGGTATAGGTCATTCCTGTACCTTCCATTGATAAGCCTAGATATACTGACGGAACACCAAACATCGTAGCAATTTGTCTTGCTATGAACTTCTGGTTCTCCAAAAATTGTGCTTGCTCTGGATCTAATGATGTGGTGTTATAACCTAATCCAGATGAAAGAACAGCTACTGAACGATTCTTTTGTGATTCAATAAATGCTTCTTTATTTGACTTAGCAACATCTTCTGATAAGAATTCTGTTGTTGTAAGTATGCCTGTTGGAACTGCAGAATTGCGGAACCAGTTATCAGCATAATCTTGCAAATCAAGTGCTGCTCTAATAATATATTTGTGTCTTTGTAATGGTCCTTCACCAAGTAATGAATTTAATACTGGGCGTTCCCATAATTTAATATGTACCATGTTCTCATTAGGAACTCTTGTTCCATTTACATGATAGAAAACTTTATTATTTACATCTGTGTTAACAGAGACTTCTTCAGGAAATACAACTTTAACATTTGCAATTCCTCTTGCTCCTCTAGTTACATACCAGAATGCGTTTCCATAAATAGCTAAGTGAACTAATGTCTTACCAAGAAATTCAGCTTGTGAAACATTATTTTCAATATCTGGAGTTTGTAACCATGATGGGGTTTCAATCTGTTCATCCATGCGATAAACTTCTACAGGTATTTGCATAACTGCAGTTTCAAGAACTGCTAATGATCTGCTAACTGGAATTAATGACAATGCTGATGATGTATTAACAACTATGTCAGTTCTGGATGGTGGTAATATAGATCCTCTATCTTGTGTATCTGGAACATAGGTCTCTAATTCATAGACTTCTTCTCTACCTAAAATTTTATCGAATAATCCCATGCCATCTCCTAAAATACCATCTGTGTTGGTTTCTTTTGTGTTTCAACATACCAAACAGCTAAAACTGTAGCAATTGCAGCATCTATATCAGTTCCGCTATCTTTTCGGGTTATCTTCCAAGATTCCCCTACGTTTTTACGTACTGCCCTCTGCATTTGCATAGTAACTATCTCATCACGAGGATGACACAGTTTCTTTAACATAATTCTACTATATGCGTTGTTTGAGGCGTTGATTAAATCCTTATTTGATGTGGTTTGTACCTTAAATCCTCGTTGCTTAAGTGAAACGGCAAGATCAGAGAGAACATATGCATCCATAATGAATACTTGACCCCATTTTTGCAATTTAACACATGCTGCAAGCAATTCGTCCACATTTGTATTATTAAATGATGCTACCAATTCGGTGGCAATAGTTCCATCTTCCTGCTCTTCGGCACACACTATGGAAGCATAATCCCACCCAGGGGTTCTATCAATTGCGAACACTTTAGGATTTTTAACATTTCCATTAGGCAATGAATTCCATGTACCCACTGGTAGCCAGGCATTCATAGAGGATACAAATTGATTTAATCTATATCTTCTGGCATCTGCTTCTGGCATAGTGGCCAATTCATTCTTTACTGACTCCCAAGATAGGATACCTGTGGCCAATTGGGGATTACTTCTTCTTACCGCCACCTCATCTAGTACTTCACAGCCCTGTGGAGCTTCCCAGCAAAAGAATCCAAATCTTTCTAGCTGTTCTTCTCCATCAATTGCCCTAGCTCCTCTTTCATATAGGTTTTTGAGTAATGCTGATGTGTCATCTCCTGCTGTAGTAATTCCTATTGTGATTCCGTCCTCACGAGTAGCTGAACCAAGTGCCATAGCTGTCCATACATCCTCATTAGCTACGTGAAGCTCATCAAATACCACTAGAGATGGATGCAGACCCTGAGCAGTTGCAGCCTTTGCAGCAATAACCTTATATACTCCAGTGCCATCTGCAGTCCATAGACCTCTATGTTCAGTGCTTCTGCTAAATAATGTCTGCAATAATT